AACCATCTCCGACTTTTTAAAATACGAACCGACTGAAACTCTAAGATGAGGAGGCATTCGGGTAGTTATATTGGAAGCTAACGCTGTCAATGGCGTGTCTATAAGTTTTGTCCCATCCCCACTATAAACATCATACGCCGTTTGACCAATAGTATCGCCTATCTGAACAACCGCGTTTTTCATTACAGCCAGCGCGTCCGTTCCTAACATCATACTATTACGAGACATCAAGGGCAAACAACACTTTGATAATAAGTCACACTGTCCCATAACATTTGGGTCATCATAAACTCTAAATTTCAGATTTAAACTAACATAAGAATTACCAACCTGAAACATTCGCTTTGATCCATATCCCGAGTTAAACGCCCCACTTCTTTGGGTGTAGTCTTTTAACAAGTTTAAGGCCAGCATCTTCGGATCTTCATATCCCATAATATTTTCATACGATGCTTTGACAGAATATGTGAACTGTTCTTTCATAAAGCCTTCGACCGTGGCGACTGATTTATAAGAATCTCGGTTATTTGGATCCATTATTTCGATTGTAATTTTATGTTCTTGTGCGGCTTTTAATTTCTCAGGTGATACTAATGAGCTACTTCCATCGTTTCCATCTCTTTTGTAAATACTCCAACTCATTATCCACCACCATATTCCATTTTAACCACATTTGCTAAAGCTGGCATGAATGTATTTATCCAAAACGAAGCATCTGAATAAATATCATATTCTTCTGCAATTTCGGGTTGCTGTATGTTCATAGTTCCGGACTTGGCTTCTGATCTAATCTTGTGGGCGTAATATTCTGGAACAATCATCTCCCCTTTATGAACAAACGCTTCTTGATCTTCTGGAATTTTCCACGAACCGACAGAATATGATTTTATTATTTCTTTTCCGGGAACATATCCTTCTTTTTTTTGGAAAGCATCTATTATTTTGTGTCTAGTTGTTTCATCAAAAGATGACAAAACACTATCGGATCCAGCAACCGCGATTACCGATTTTGCGTAAGCAACCGGATCGTTTTTATCAGCAGCGGGAGCATATTTTTGAAGAGCTTCCGATATTGTCAGATTTTTATAACTAGGCATTTCAAATAATTGACGATAAAGAGCTTCACGACCAGAATCATAAGAATCAAAAACTAAAAATTTTCCATTTATGGTATCTATTGAGCCTACAACGCCCGGCCATTTTAAAGAATGTTTCGTTGGCCGTATATTTCCTGGATTGTTTGCTCGCCAATTAATATTCCCAATTCGTTCAATTAGAGTGCCGTCTGAACTTTTAAGAACCAGTTTTCTTCCTTTTGATTCGACGATTTCTGTAATTTTTGGAGTTATTGCGAATGAACTAATAAGAGATTTCTGGGGTGTGTAATCTGAAGGTAGATTGTCTCCAACAGTTTTTATAATATTGTGTTTTTTAATAGCCGTTGCTGTAGCATCTGATGGTGCTGAAGTTCCTATAGACCTAACTACATTCTGAGCAAACAACACATTCTTCAAATTAGTCACGTCTTTTAGAAACTTTTTGAAACTATCTTCAAGCTTCTTCTTTTGATTCTTGTTTGTTTTTCGAATGTTCTTTTTTTCAGCCTCTATTTTTTTACTCGCAACACTTCCAATTTTATTAGGAATATATGTTTCTGCCCGATGTTCTCCAACCAAATATGGCTTGTTCTTAACAACAGCGCCGCCTGATTTTCTTGTTGCTATTGCTACTTTTCCAACATTAGGAACAATCATATAGATGTTCCCACCTTCTACCACAATTTCTCTAATTCCTGTCTTTGTGTTTAGTTTGTAAGTTTGAATTCCCGGAAGTTTAGGATCCGTTGCTTGTATGATTGGATTTTTTCCAGCCATCGCCGATAGATTCTTTCCAGTAGATTTATCTATAACGGGTTTCCAATTATCTCCATTCTTATATTCCCAGAAGATGTTTGTATAGTCGTCAAAATTTGTACGAAGTTCTACAAGAGTTCCTTTTCCTCTTTCCTTTTCTATTAGTTGTTCGGTCTTTGCTACTTTTTCTCTAGCTTCACCAACATATCCCGATGTTCTTCCTTTGGCAGCTCTCATCGAATCCGAAACCATCGTCATCGAAGTTCCAAGAGCAAACAAAGCAATACCTAATGGTCCTGGTAAGAAAGATCCAACAACGTTTATAGTATTTCCAAAAACATTCATCAGCGTTGAATTTATAGCCCCAGAAGCGGCTAATTTATCCCCCTCGGCTGAGTATTTTTTATACTCCGCTATTCCCGTCTTTACAGCCTTTACCATGTCGTAAATTGAGAAAACAGCACCAACAATAGGAAGTGCTTTCTTTCCAACCGCAGAAGCTCCTTTTCCTAAGATGCCTAATTTTTGAGCAGCCTTTCCTGTTAAAACTTTCCCGAGTCTACCGAGCCGTCCTGTTTTTCCTAATCCAAACGGAATGAACTTCTTTAGCAGTTTGGCTACTAAGCTTCCACCCATCATTGCCGAAATTATGTTACCAGCGTTTCCGAAAAATCCGCCGGGTTCTTTTTTTTCTTCTTTATTGTCACCATCTTGAATATTTGGGGATTTTGAAAGATTGGCGTTTATTCTTTTTAGAATCTTTATCTTTTCTTGATACAAATTATTAATATCGTCTGTTCTGTAAAAGTCTTCAGATGATTGGTAAGATTTTCTTTCTTGTTTGATTCCTGCAAAATTAACATTGTTGAACTGCGCCGATGAGATTGTCAACGAAGGAATTAAAAATCTAGCAGATGTTATTTTTGATGGAAGACTTTTTTCTTTTGCTACAACTCTCGTATATTTTGCAGGTTCTACAAGTTTGGAAAACGTAGCTACTAATTTCTTCTGATATCCTTTTAATTTGGATTGTTCTTTAACCGCGTCATCTTTTTTAGATTTGCCTTTTTGACGAGCAGCAATGCCCCTAAAAATATAATTTATTCTCTCAAATTCTTTTATCTGAGAATCAATAATTTCTGTTGTTTTTGTTAATTCTTTTTCAATATTATCATTGGCAATCTGTAGCCTAGAATATTCTGCGTTAAAAAATTGACGAATATCCATTAGGGAACTCCAAATACATTACCAATACTATAACTTCTTAATCTATTATCTGGTTGTTTTGTTGATATTATTGAGGCAAACTTAGGAACGAACTCATCCATCCAGAACTCTTTTCCTAATTGGCTCCGTTGAGTATACTGAGGCAATTGTGAGGTTGAAAGATTTTGATTTTGTAATTTAGCCACGGCTCTTAATGTTTCAGAGGGGGCGGCAGGAATAACCATTTCATTTTTGTGTAATGTTACCCTCATATCTCTCGGAACATTTTTATCGCCAATTCTTCTAGCTGGGGCGGCTTGAGGTTGAAAGTTAGGTAGTTTTCCAAATTGAAATACGTTTCCCAACCCAACAAAATTCAATCCTTTGTTACCAACATCCGACGCAGTGTTTATTAAATTGACTGCTGTATTTTTAACCTTTACACTAACATCTCTAATTTTTTCACCCGCACGACCCAACATTCCTTTTACACTTTTTTTAATAAGTTCTAATAAATTTGATGGTTTAAAAAAATCCAAAACTTTATCAAATGATTCGGTAAAGAAATCAAATGTGTTAGAAGATAGCTTGTTTTGTTCACGAACCAAATCAAGAATTCTGTCTATTTCCGCAGTATCTTCAGAACGATATTTATCACCATGAGATAGTAACTTGTTGTTTGGTATTATTCTTCCTGTTTCTCTCGGAGTGAATAATTCCGGACCCTGTTCACCAACAATGTATGGTTTTCCCGAAAATACCCTACCACCATTTTGTCTTTGTTCTGCATTCCCAACGTCGTCTAACGGAGAACCACCTTCTGATTTTACAGCTTCGCGAATTTTTAGCGCATCATAAATTCCAACAGCCGATGCGCCGATTACCAAAGGAATTATCATTTTTGGGTTGTTTAGAAGTTTTCTCGCCCCAGTCAAACTACCAAATCCTGTTTTTAATTTAGAAAGAGGCTTTAACAAATTTCCAAGTTGTTTGAACTTCGGAAGCTTGAACATTGCTCCGGCAATTCCACCCAAACCCAACGTAGATGCGCCCGTGAACAGTTTTACTAAACCAGAAATACCCCCAAATAAAGCGTCAAATATACCCGCACCACCAGTTCCTGAAAAGTTCAATTTACTTTCAATACTTTTAAGCAGTTCTAGTTCTTCGCTCATGTAATCCGAATCATCTGTTCTATAAAAGTCTTCCGAAGATTGTTTTGATTTAGCTATATCTACAGGAACTTTGAATGATTTAGAATTAACAAACAGATTTCCTCGGACAGTCAAATTAGAATTTGTGATTGTTACTTTGTCGTAATGTTTTTCATTCGAATTCTCTTTTTTTATCAGTTCCTTCACACTCTTTTTTTTTGTTGTTTTTTCTAAAAGAAGTGATGTGTTTTTAATGAATGATAAAATAGACCAATCGTTTTTCTTCTCGTATTTCTTCTGTTTCTGTTCTTGAGCGAACAGGTCTAACTGGTCAATTGTATTTCGAATTGTTTTGGAGAGTTTCTTACTTCTATCCGAAATTTTGTCTTGGATTCCGTTCAATGTTTTTACAGAATCAAGTTGAGAAGCAGCGATCTTGTTAGATGCTGCTAAAACTTCGTTTAATATATCTGAGGGATTCGCCGCCATGTAAATATTTAGCTATTTTATAACCTATCCACCCACCAAGAATTATTTGGGTCTTTAGGAGCACATTCCGTAACTCCTGGTTCGTATAAGAAATCTTTTTTCTCTTCATCAATTACATCATTCAATCCATAAACATCAACAACATTAACTCCCGAGGCAGATGTGGTGATATAATCTCCAGAATCCAAAAGTTCTTGACTTATCAAATATCCTTTATTCTTGAATTCAACCAATTGTAGCGTCCACGAATGTTTTCCTTGTAAAAAGATTTCGTCTTCGGCTTTTACCATGTTAACTTCGTAGAATTTGTCGTTGTATTTGGCGTAAACAACATCTCCTATTTTTGGTTCATAACTAGGATATGTTGCCGAAACTCCCGATGAACTATATTGAGACGCTACCCCAAAATGGAGCATGTTGATGTAGATTGGAAAATTATCAATTACAATTGTACCAAGAGAAGAAAACATTCTCTCCTCTCTTGGCAATTCGTAGTGAGCGTTGAAATCAAAAGCTCTCTGAATAACTCGAGCGTTATCTTCACCGTATAACTTATCTGCTGAAATTGAAATAGTGTAATATCTCATAGATACCGCATGATGATTCCAGCCTTCCATTTGAAGAACATCATACAATTCTCTTTCACAATCATATGCCGAAACACATTTCACAAAAAAGTTTTTATTTGGTAAAGCATCCCACTGGTCGTATTCCATACTCTTATTTACCTAACATACTCGCCAAGTTAACTGACTGAGATTTTCCTTGAAGACTTTCATTTCTCTTTTGTATATAAGAATCTAATCTGTCTCTTAAACACAAAATTTCATAAAAGTCTCTATTTTCAATTCCTGTTATATTCGCATGGACTGCTAACGAGAATTCAATATCAAGAATTTGCTCTATGCTGATACTTGGGAAGAAAGAACTCAGAGTGAAATCGAACCTCAATTAGGTTTTCCTCCTGACAAGATGTATTAGAACAAAATACAGGAATATCCGACGATACCCCAATGTCCAAATCTTCCAAATGCGACTTAATAAAAGCAAAATCTTCAACCGAAAGATTATTCAGATATTCGTAAACATACCTAAGAGACATTTCCTCTCCATTGATAGTCTTAATCATAACTGCCATCGAAAGAATGTCTTCGTCTAGTTTAATAGAACTGTTCTTATTAGCCTTCAACATCTGGGTGACTTGATTCTCATCCTTGACCTTCGGAAAGTTTATCTTTATTTTATCAGATACATTCAGAAGCTCAATCTCTTGGTCTGGGTCAAACTCCTTCTCACTCAACGAAATGATTTTTAGCTTATCCATAGTAAATAGATAGCTGTTCTTTGCCCCACAATGAGAGCACACAAACTCTGTCGAATAACCTTCATTCTTGTAAGTATTCGCACGAAGCCAGAAAAGAATATATAACTTGTCCGCGACATACAATTCATCAATTTCAATTCCCGATGTCGCATTTTGAAGAATCTCGTTGATGATGAATGTAAAATTCGTCTCATTCATACCAGCAAGAAGTTTGACTTCTTTTACGGTTAACGGACGACCAAAGATTTGTGTGTTCTCTGGATACAACTTATAATCTGTCGGAATCCCTTCAATAGGAAACATGTTGGATTTGGTTGTAATGGTTTCTTTAATAGGCTCCACAAACTCTTTAACAATGGGCTGCCGCTTTCTTGGTACTGACATATCTTAACCTTTCGTGATATACAAGTATATATGATAGAACTCAACGGCCCATCTGATTTACGGCACCCTTTCTGTCTTCTTCAATAAAATGGTCTGCGTTGAATGTTATGTCGTAAAAAATCTGTTTCCCCTCTTCATATGAGAAATTTGCTGTAGATGCTTTAAGATAATAACAATTCTTGAAATGAACCTTGCGAACATTATCACCATTAGCTTGAAATACACTTACAACAATATTTGGTATCATTGTTTCTGAAAAACTTCTATGATAACCATCCGAATCTATATTTCTCCTGATAAGTTTTCTAATCAAATTCTCAACATTTCCATCCGAATCTTCTTCAAATTTAACAGTAAACTCAAATCCATTATGAGAAAGAATTGGAAATGATTTCACAAACGGCCCTATTACTTGGTCTTCTTTTTTGAATTCGTAATTAGGCAATTCAACCGAAACTGCATGATATGAATTCAAATTAGAAAAAGGATTGATATGAGGTGAAAGACCCACTTCATCAAAATATACAAGGAAATTATAAGCCCGTTGAATGGTCTTATTCTGATAAAATGAGGCGATTCTATTTGTTAAAGAACCACCATCATTTAGTAAATTTCCTTGAGCATTTGCCATTTATTAACTAGCTGTCTCCTGAACATTTAGTTTCAACTGAGGATTGGGTCCGCCGATATATGGAGGATTGTCAGTATCACCCATCAACCAAAAGTCAAACTGGAATGTAGCATTGTACTTGACAGCTTCGTTTGTTGAATAATCAAGAGAAACATCATCGACATTCTGAAGCCAAGCATTGTAAAAATATATGGAGTTGTTGAAAACTTCTCCGTTGTATCTTACCGGAGTAATTCTAATCATGTCAACATAAGCATCCGATTCACCAATTCCGCGCTTCTTCCCTGAATTAGCATGGCCTTTAGTGACATCAAAAATCATCTGATGCCAATTATAAAGCCAAACACCAATTCCTTGAGATTCCGTCTCTTCAAACTGAATTTGTGTAGTGTTGCTGAATGTTGGCTTTCCTGGAAAGAATTGCTTCATCGCACCAAAATTAGATTCAATTGTTTCGTGCCCTCTCTGAGGGATTGAACAATTTCTAGCTCTTAGAGTGACATCTTCCGTCTTCCAATTAGTTCCAAGAGCTTTGTCATACCCAGGAAGTTGTTTGCTGGTGAAGTTCATAATCTCAACTTCAAACATAAACGAACGTTCAATATCCGCAAAGTTCTTTATGTTTCGTCCTTCAATAAACATAGGAGAAATTCTAGCCATTTCTTTTTACTCCTTATTCCGAAACCGTTACGGAGTCGGCGGTTATAATTACCTTAAGATTTATATATTCAATCGCATATGTTGGTTGAATATATAAATCAGCATTCAAAATGTTCTGAGCAATAGTAGTTTCTGTATTGTTTGAATCATCAACTACCGGTCTAAAAGATTGAACTCCTTCACCTGTCTTAACTGCTGACATGAAGTTGTTAATAAGACTCGCAACACGTTCGCGAGTCTTTGCAGAATTTCCCTTAAACAAGAACGAAGCGAGGATATTCTCAACATTCCTTTCAACATACAGAAGCATACGACGAACGTTAATTCTGTCTCTTGCTGTATTCTTTAATTGAGCCGTCTTCTGACCCCAAATATATTGAACCCCAGCTATTCTCTTTACGCTGTTAATGTTATAACATGCGTATAAATCACCCATATCGGCATCTGAAAGAGAAATGTTTTGTTTCGCAGCAGGAACTCCACCAAAATCCGTTCCAGCAGGAGCATCCCACCGATTCGCTACTCTATCTGTCCTTGCAATAACCGAAGCTGCAAAGATTGAGTTAGGAAGCCAAACGCGAACAGAATTATATGGGTCGAGAACTTGCTGCCAACCAACGTACTTACCCCAATAAGAAGGATTTGAAACCGTTCCGGAACCAAGTCCAGCAAAATCTGCGGCAAGAATGTTTGCTTTAGTTACATCCGACACTTTCCCAACATTAGAAACCGCGAATACATCCATTCTCTGAGAAATAACCGAATCTACGACCGACGCAAGACCCGCAGTAACACTTGTTCCCGAAACCAAACCATTACAAGGAGTTACATTAAAAATGTCAATTGTCTGAGACGACTTATTTGAATAAAATCTCCAAGCCGCTTCATAACTTGCTTGAGCCGCTGCTACATATGAAGTATTAACTCCACCGGAAAGCTGGAAATATGACGATGTGTATGCAGGCATTATCGCATTCGATTTTACATAAATGTATTGCGAATTCCCATTAACAACCTCTTCAACAAACAACGAATTACCTGAATTATCGAGAACAGTGTAATCATGAGAAACGTAAAAAGACTCGTTAGGATTAGCAGAAATGGAAGACCAAAGAGCACCAAAAGTATCGGAAGTATTTTTAACATAAACATTAATCTTGAAAATCGACTTCCACTTGGCATTTGCTGCTGATACATTATTTTCTTCATCATACTTATACTTCCAATCTACTAAAGCCGAAGTACCAGCACTCGCTGTCATGGCTGGTGTAATAACAGAAATCGCTATGTCGTTTCCCCAAACACCCGGCGCGTTAGCATGGACATCCAGAGACGTTGTAATACTTGTGAAATCTCCAATATCGTTATTGCTATACCCTTCTGGATAAGTTGATGTTACTGCTGATGTCGCCAATGCTGTAATAGGAAGCGAAACCGAAGTAGCCGAAGTAGCCGAGGTTCCAGAAATACCAACGCCTGAATAAACTTCTGTACCGTTTGTAGCGCGAACGAAGTAAACATTGGTGGTTTCTTTTAGCGATTCTCTTGCGGCATAAATTCCATAATCGATTACCTGACTAGATGGGATTCCTCCAGAAACAAGAGGCGAGCCAAATTTTGAAATTAATTCTTGTTCACTTCTTACTAAAACCTTAGAATTAACTATACCTTTTCTAGCCAAACCAACCGTAGCAATTACAGTGCTGTTATCTACAACATTAATCTGTGAATTGTCTACTTCTGTGGTTGTGATGCCAGGAAGTCCTGTGTAAGCCATACTTTTATTCTCCTATATACTGTTATTTATAAGATTTATAACATACCAAATCGGCTATCAAAACTATTGAAATTTCCAAAACCATCTGCACCAAAACCATATTCATCATATCCACCACCAACAACATTTCCATCCATTATGGCAAAATTAGAAAATGAATTTTTTTCACCATCTTCTGAGGCTTTCGTATCCGTCTTATCATAAAAATCGGTTGTGAGATAATATAAAGCCCAAAGCAAACTCGAAACACAATCATCATTCTCGTTCTGGCCTTCCGCATGAAATACATTAGGCGAAACTTCAATATAACGAGACAATTCATAAATAGTTCTCTTGTCACAAACAGCCAACCAATCATTCTCAATATATTTTTTAAGAAGAAGATTTCCCTCAAGTTTGGATTTTTTGGTAGCGCGAATCCCTAATCCCTTTTTATCACAATTTAACAATCTTTCAAAACTCTTCTTGTTCCAAAGGTCGTCGCAAAATAACTCACCAACATCATTAGACTCAGCCATCACTTCACATTCATTGTAAAAATCAGAAATTCCTATGGTGATGTCTACCAGCTTGTCAATCTTTATGTAGTTAGAACGAAAAACCGCAACTTGATGAATTTCATATTCCGATACGATTTTTAGAACTTGAATAACAGAATAATCATTTCCAGAACCCTTTCCTGGGTCTACGCCAATAATATATTTCTCACCTTCTATCGGCTGTTCGTAAATTTGAAGTGCGCCGGAATAATGAGAAATATCAATAGGCTCTCTCGGAGTTAATTCTTCTAATTTATCCGCTTCTATTAGTTGGGAGGAGGAACCGAGGAATTTACAATTGTATTCTTGTTGAAATTGTTTAGAGAAAATCCGCTTCTTAATATACCTTCTTTCCATTTCTCATCTCTCTCTGGATGTAAGTGCCAAGGAAGTTTAACAGAATAAAAATCATTTTCTCCTAAAACCCCTGCTTTGTATATATTGTAAAAATGATTCAATCCATTAGGAGTAGAAACCATTATTATTTTTCCATTTCTACTTGACGAAATTGTTGGTAAAACTGACGCTTGAAAATCATCCCAAATATAATCGGCTATAAACGATGCCTCGTCAAGCGCAACGCAATTACTTATCAATTTTGAATTATAATAAAATCTATTAACATCTGATACATTTATCAAATCACAAACTTCTCTAGTTTCAAATATTTGTTTTTTTATACATTTATCTTGACCAATACCTATAGAATGTGCGGATTTTCCAACAAAATCTTCAGCATTGTAGGTATGTAAATTTTCATCAAATAATTTATGTTCTGGAGTTGTTATAATTTCAATACCAGATTCAAATGTTAATTTTATAGTTTCTTGTTTTATTGATGATATACCATAGAAATCTTTATACCCAACATCCGTTAAAACTTTAATATTATTATGGTTGAGATATATATGTTTATTATCAAACTTTGTAGAATACTTCATATATAATTTCAATTTTCTTATTGATATTGTTTGAATTTGTTCGTTATTAAACTTTACTGTAACTTGTCCATTTTCGTCAACACAATTTATAGAATATCCACGTATTGAATTTGATGACGTAGATGATGCCAAAATCCGAACGCCATTTTCTAACAACACTTCCTTTTTATTGTATACTACTACACCTCGCTGCATCCAAATAGGAAGAAGCGAATATGCCATCTGAATTCTTCCTAAAATTTCTATAGCCGTCGCTTCTCTGTTAGCCAAAATCGCGATTGTGTAGTCTTTTTTAAAAAGAAATTCATGAAGTAGATAAATTGTCATAACTGTGGTTTTCGACATCTGTCTAGCAGCTAAAATACATATATGTTTTTTACCATTGGGCGGCTCTTTCATCGCTTTTATAAGACTTTTTTGAAACCCCCAAAGTGGAATTTTTATCTTACCTTTGTCCAAATTCTGAATATAAAAATAATTCTCAGCAAAATAGAGTATATCTTCCTTACATTTAATTATCTCTTTAATCATATCCGGGGTGTATTCAAAGGTTTCCCCAGCACCACGCAACATAGGATTTCCATCAAACATAATTTCTAACCTCGTTTCAAAGTATATAGTATTTGTTCTTACTTCTTATAATATTTCTGATAGATTTCTGAAGTTAGTCCAAAGTCAATCAAGAGAACTTTTCCATTTTTCTTTCCCCAGCTCGAGATTCTTACCATATCTCCGACCGAAAGATTGTAATTTTCTATTAGTTGAGAAAGTTCATTCAGGAGTTTGTTGTTTTGTATTTGATTTTCTTTTTTGTAATCAATATCAATGTTTTTTCTTTTTCTATCTTTTTTGTATTTTAGTAGTTCGTGTAGAATTGTTAATGTTGTATTTGTTAGTTTTTCAAATTCTTCTTTTGTGATTGGTTCTACTTTTTCAAAAACATTCCAGCTACAATCATCGGTGAATAGAATTAAATTTGGAACGCAGTCTGGTCTGATTTTCCCAATCTCCATTTCAACTTTGTTCTGTTCTATTCCTTTTTGATTTCTGGCGATTTTGATGACAGATTCTCCAAAATCAAAAACATTCCTAGAAGAACCTTTGGCGAGTTCTTTTAGATGGGTTCTACAATAGAAGAGTTTCTGAGAAATGTTTTTTTGTTTGTTTAATTCTTCAATAGAAAAAGGATTGATTGATTGGATGTAGGCAAAGAAGTTCATTTCAACTTTTTCTGAATTGCCTGCTCTATTTCTTTTCTTGACTTTTCCATGATATCAACTTCACAAAGCCTAGAGAACCATTCTCTCGTTACTAAGTTCTGTCTATCTTCTAAAACTGACATCAATCCTTCATAATCTTTATTTTCTATAATTATTAAAAACTTTTCAAACCAAGACTTCTGCTGTTTCTTGACGACAGACTCAGACAACGTTCCAAAAAATCCTTTAGCGTAATATTTGTCAAACACTTGCTCAAAAATGTCAAGTTTGGACTGACGAATAGTTGCTTGATAATATTCCTTAAATCTCAAAGAAGTCTCCTAGCTTTTAATTATTTATTGTGTTAGTTTTTGACGTTATCTTTATCTTCTTCGAAATTAACTTCTATAGCGTTTAACTGAGAATTTTGTTGGGCGTCTCTAATCATTTTATCTATGTCGTTGGAATTCATTATGAAAGAATTGTTAACTGTAACTGGTCCCGAAATTTGATTCTTTGTTACTCCTACTTCCGTTTCTCTAACAGTCATTCGTCTTTCAGCAATCGCAACATCTACAATATCTCTGTTCAATTGTCGTAATTCTCTTAACGCATTTTGTATAGTATTACAAACAAGTGTATAAACTTCAAACATAGAAGCTTTTGTTCCTTGTTTCATCAATTCATCTTCTAAACGGGCTTTAATGTTCTGATTCGAAGCTATTAGAGATTTCAATTCAAACTCGAGATATTCTTTGTCCTCAAGAGCAAATGCTTTTTTTCGAACTTTTTCTTTTGTTTTTTCTAATGCTGAAATTTCTTGATTGATTTTTTCAATTTCAAGATTTGATGATGCTTTTTCTTGTTCAAATGATGTGTCTAAAGCTTCAGATATTGGGTCTTTCATACTACCTCTTCTGGATATTTATAATTCTTTATAAAATTCATCCAATATTCTGGAAATGCCATATCCCAATTCTTTTTACACACCTCGTCATATTTTTCTATCAACAAAATTTCCGTCAATTCATCCCAGGTATTCAAAAAAAGAATAGGGGCTTCTAAAAATGGTTCAAGTAATGGATGTTTAATAGTAATAGGAATACATCCACACTGAATGGCTTCCCAGTGACGATGGCAATCCGCATGGTATCCGTGAGGAGATATTGTATATTTGTACGAGTTCAGATTTAATACATAATTTTCGGAGGTAGATAGTTCATAAGAATCATTAAACTTTAATTGTTTTATAAAATCCATATTTGCTCTATTATTCCGATAATCAAATTGAGAAAAACATAATTTCCTAGAAACCTCGATTTTTTTAGGAATAAACCCAATCTGCGGACCTATAGGAATAGTTATGGCTTTTATAGAATGTGCAGAAAAATATAAATTTCCTGGAACTATACAATTTTCTGGAAATTCGCTGTATTGGTCTGTTGATACAATCTTCTTATTTTTATAACAACTCCAATCAAAATTTCCGGTATGGTGGAAAATAATATCATTTTCGTTATTATATTGATACGGTTTAAACATTTAGAGTTGTATATCCATTAGAAAACCAGTGTCTATTTATACCGCTGCCGCAAAAATTAAAGGTCGTCATTCCTTTTGATATATATGGTAAATCTGTCGCCCCTGTATTATGTGTGATCCCCGTGTCATAATCCGTCCAATATAAAAAACTACCTGAACTTGGTTTTATTTTATATCTTGCTGCTGTTGGACTATTTATATTTATTAAAAACCCCGGACTTGTTGCAAAAGGCAGGATGATTGTAGCATTAGCCGGTAAAGAAATAATGTAAACATTAGAGTAATATGGAGATAATTCAATTGTTGTTGCCGCCGTATCCACTACATATGTATCTGCAAAAGAAAGAGTTTGGGTTTTTGTAGATGTGGCAGTCAATTCTGATATATATGTTGACGCTGCAATTAAATTGTTACCTGATAAATTTACAGAGAACGTACTATCTGCATTTATTGTTGTTGCTGTTAATGTTGTTGTGTGTGTATTATTAAAATATCCATAATTCCATCTGTCTACGAGTCCACCAATATTATATGTATTGGTGGTATTTGGTAAAAGAGTTGTTGTTATTCTAAGTTCACCATCTGACTCATAATTAAATCTGGCTGTGGTAGTCCCATGTTTAAAAATGAGAGAAGCGAGTGTTTGTCCGGTCCCATCTAAATATAAATTTTTAAATGTAGGTGAACTTGTTGTATTAAGCCATTGATTATGTGGATGTGCAAACCCAAAACCATTTGACGTTATAGTTATATCATCTGTAGTTATTGCTGTAAGAGACACCGAATTACTAGCTACATATGGAAATAATTTAGAGGAAGACGAATTTGATATGGTTGATAGAGTTTTTGTAGTGTTAGTTACAACCAAACTAGAAGCTGCCAACGCCGACGCCGTATAGTTTGTGGCCGATATTGTGGCTGTTGTCGCTAGATTTTGATTTATCGTGTCAAGATATGTTTTATTTAAGTGGGTGTGGTTGTTTGTATAAGCAGCATTCCAGTGATCAATATCGCTAGCGTGTGCCGCGCGGAGTCCAGCAGTCCACGTTCCCCAACCAGGGG